CTCAAGCCGAAGTCGCCCGAACAGATCGCGGCGGAAAAGGCCCTGCGCCGATCACAGGATTTCGCCGCGGTCGGGCTCTCCGACGCCAGCGCCAACCTACCCGCCAACGAGCCCGTGGAAGTGATCCGCGCCGGTAGCGTCAGGGTCGACGGCAAGACGGTCGGCACAGACGTAGCGCGCCGCCTGGACGCCTTCGAAGCCCTCCGACCCAGCATGGGCCGCGAGGCCTTCGCCGGGGCCTACGACGCCGCCCGCCGCTTTGAGCGTGACGTTCTCCGAAGCCTTGGCCAGCATGACCACGGCCGGACACCGGATCGGGTCGACTGCGACCAAGCCGCGTTCGGACGTGTCGACGCCATCATCGACGCCTCCAAGAGGGTGCAGCGGATCAAGGATCGGCTCTCCGACCGCGACGCCTGGATGCTCACCGAGATGATCGCGCCTACCCGCGAATGGCGAGACTGGCGCCACACGGTGAGCCATATCACCGGGGAGGAAAACCAGAACGCCCAGGGCGCCGCCGTCCGCGCCGCCTGCGTCTGCCTACGGGACGCCTACGTGCGACATGACGCTGCGGCCCGCAAAGCCGCTTGACCCCATAATATCGGGAGGGTAGATCAGAGTTACTGCGGCGCTTCGCGTCCGCCACGACCCCGCCCCAACCCGGCGGGGTTTTCGATTCCAGATCACAGCAGGATGGCGCAGTCCGGTCAGCGCGCCTGGTTCATACCCAGGATGTCGGGGGTTCAAATCCCTCTCCTGCTCCCAAGTCCCCGGACGGCCTCTGATCCAAGCCGCCGGACCGCGAAGGTGACAAACCCCTAAAGACCGGGCTCCTAGGCCGGACACTGAGGAACAAAGGCCTCGCTCCAACCAACGCGCCGCCGTAGCTCAAAGGTAGAGCCACAGTCTTCCAAACTGAGGATGTGGGTTCGATTCCCACCGGTCGCTCCACCACATCGCGCCTCCCGGTCAATCACCCCAGGCCAAGCCCTAACCGCAAGAGCCGGTGAAGGCGCGATACCTCACACACCAACCGACCGCCAGGACACCGCAAGGTCTGGCCGAGGAGGGACGATGGCTCAGGCCAAGGCCACAGCCAAGCCGAAGGGGCCGCGTGGCCGCCCCACGCTGTACACAGACGCCGTCGCCGCAGAGATCATCAAGCGCCTAAGCGCTGGCGAGCCGCTGGCCCAGATTTGCCGGGACGATCACATGCCGGCCGCTCGCACGATCAGCGATTGGAAGAAGGACGAGAAGTTTTCCGCCAACTTCGCGCACGCGCGAGAAGAAGGCTTCGACGCCATCGCACTCCAGACGCTGGAGATCGCCGACGACGACAGTCGCGATTGGGAGCCGGTCCGAGATCCAGAGGGCAACATTACCGGGGTGAAGGTCGACGGCGAACACGTGACCCGTTCCAAGCTGCGCATCGACACGCGGCTTAAGCTCCTGGCGAAATGGGACCCGAAGCGCTACGGCGACAAGGTAGCCCTGACAGGCGGCGGACCGGACGACGAGAAGCTGGTCATCAACGTCAGGCGGTTTACGCCCGAGCCCAATGGAGCTTAGCCTCCCGGTCCGGTGGGAGCCGCGTCCCTACCAGCTCAAGCTCTGGAGCTATCTGGAGAACGGCGGCCTGAGAGCTGATGTCGCGGCGCACCGGCGCTGGGGTAAGGACGACGTAGCGCTGCACTTCACGGCCACGCGCATGGTGCAGCGGGTCGGGACATACTGGCATCTGCTGCCCGAGGCCTCCCAAGCTCGAAAAGCCATCTGGGACGCGATCAACCCGCACACCGGCATGAAGCGGATCGACGAGGCGTTCCCGCGTGAGATGCGCAAGCGCACCCGCGACAACGAGATGCAGATCGAGCTTCTGAACGGCGCCACATGGCAGGTTCTCGGCTCTGACAACTACGACAGCCTGGTGGGCTCGCCGCCGGTCGGCGTGGTGTTCTCTGAGTGGTCGCTGGCCAAGCCCGACGCCTGGACCTATCTGCGACCGATCCTCGCCGAGAACGGCGGCTGGTCGGTGTTCATCTGGACGCCTCGGGGGCGCAACCACGCAACCCGGGCCTTCGACGCGCGGGAACAAGACCCGACGTGGTTCACCCAGCGGTCGCCGGCCACGGATACCGGCGTCTTCACCCAGGCGCAGCTCGACAAGGAAAAGGCCGAGCTGATCGCCGAGGCGGGTTCGGAGGACGAGGGGGCCGCGAAGTTCGCCCAGGAATACCTCGTGGACTTCGACGCCGCCGTTCCGGGCTCCTACTACGGCTCCCTGATGCGGACGGCCTTGGAGGAGGGGCGGATCAGTCGGGTTCCATACGACCCGAACCTGCGGGTCGACACGTCGTGGGATCTTGGGATCGACGACTATACGGCCATCTGGTTTTTCCAGCGTGTCGGCCGCGAAGTGCGAGCGATCGATTACTACGAAACCTCGGGGGAGGGGCTTCAGTCCATCGTCAAGGCCGCCATCGCCAGCAAGCCTTACGTCTACGGCAAGCACCATCTTCCCCACGACGTGATGGTGCGTGAGCTTGGGGCTGGTGGACGGTCACGATACGAAACCCTGAGCGGCCTGGGCCTCTCGCCCATCGAGGTCGGGACTGCGATGGACCCTGAGGACCGGATCAACGCCGGGCGCGGGCTTATCCCGATGACATGGTTCGACGCCGAGAAGTGCGCCGCCGGCATCGACCGTCTGCGCCAATACCGCAAACGTTGGAACCGCTCGACAAGCTCCTATACCGGCCCGCTGCACGACGAGAACAGCCACGGGGCCGATGCGTGGGGCGAATACGCAGTCAACAGCGGGTCGCCGACCACACCCCGAAAGCCCGCCGCCCGCGCCAACCATGGCGCTTCTGGCTGGATGCGCTGACCCAATCTACCCCGCGCGTTCCTCGGAGCGGCCTCGGGCGTCAAAGCGGTGCGCGGGGCTGGGCGAAAGCCTGGGGCATTCCTGGCCGCCAATCCTCGCCAGCCCGGACAATTTCAGGAGAACGCCATGCCTCGCTTGATCGAGCCCATCGTTCTGCGCGACCACGGCATCGCCATCGGCGGCGTCGAGATCGAGGGGACCGGCCTGCGGGTCGGGACCTTCTCGGACAACACCGTGCGTCACATGAGCCCAGCCGCGGCGCGCCGTCTCGCCAAGCAACTGGCGGCCGACGACGAAGCGCCAGCGCTCGGCCCGGTGATCGCGGCCCTCAACGCCGTAGCGGACCGCGTGGAGGCGGTGACGCACCCGCTCGCCGACATGCAGGCGGTCGGGTCCGCCTGATGGCCTACGACACCGCCACCAACCAGGACTCCGCCGAGACCGACGACGAGACCGACGACGAAGCCATCATCGAAGAGGCCGAGGAGTGGTTCGAACTCTGCGAAGAAGCCGAGGCTGAGAACCGTAAAACCTACGACGAAGACACCAAGTTCGCCCGCCTGCCGCGCCTCTATCAGTGGGATGCGAAGGTCCGCGCCCAACGTGAGCTTGATGGCCGGCCCTGCCTGACCGTCCCGCGCCTGGGTCCGGTGATCCGCCAGGTGGTCAACGACAGCCGCCAGAACAAGCCGTCGATCAAGGTCCACCCAGCCGACGACAGCGCCGACCCGGAAACCGCCGAGGTGATGAGCGGCTTGATCCGCAACATCGAATACACCTCTGACGCGGACGTGGCCTACGACACCGCCGTCGACAACGCGGTGACCGGCGGCTGGGGCTATATCCGGGTCAACACCCGCTACGCCACCGACGACACCTTCGACCAGGATCTGGTCATTGACCGTGTCGCCAACCCGCTCGTGGTCTATGGCGATCCCTACTCGACGGCGGCCGACTCTAGCGACTGGAACGTCGCGCTCGTGCTTGAGGCCATGTCGAAGAAGGCCTTCGAGCGCAAGTATAAGGGCTCCGAGCCAGTCGACTGGAAGACCGGCGCCTACAGCGGTCTCGGCCGTCCGTGGATGGATGATGATCGCGTCATCGTCTGCGAGTTCTGGAAGCGCGAGGAGATCAAGAAACAGGTCGTCGCGCTCTCCAATGGGGAGATCATCGAGACCAGCGAGTACGAGGACAACCGCGACGCCATGGAGGCTGAGGGCCTGACCATCGTCGGCAAGCCGCGCGAAGTCTCGTCCTACAAGGTCACCGAACACATCCTCACCGGGGCCGAGGTGCTGGAAACCATCGCCTGGGAAGGCAAGTACATCCCGATCACGCCGGTCTATGGCGAAGAGGTGTGGGTCGAGGGCAAGCGGTATCTCAAGTCCCTGATCGGCGACGCCACCGACGCCCAGCGGATGCTCAACTATTGGCGTTCGGCCAGCACAGAACTGGTGGCCTTGGCCCCCAAGGCCCCGTGGATCGGCGCGGTGGGCCAATTCAACACCGACCCGAACTGGCAGACGGCCAATACCGAGAACCATTCATACCTGGAATACGACAACGTCCCCGGTGCGGGTGCTCCGCAGCGCCAGCCGTTTGCGGGTGTTCCGGCCGGGGCACTGCAAGAGGCGCTGAACGCCTCGGACGACATCAAGTCGATCACCGGCATCTATGACGCCAGCCTGGGCGCCAGGAGCAACGAGACGTCCGGCAAGGCGATCCGTGCCCGCCAGATGGAAGGCGACATCTCCACCTACCACTTCATCGACAACCTGAGCCGCGCGATCCGCCATGTGGGCCGCATCCTCATCGACCTGATCCCGAAGGTATACCCCGAGGGCCGGGTTATTCGCATCCTGGGCGAAGATGGCCAGCCGAAGACCGTGAAGCTCGGCGAGCCGACGCCCGCCACTGATCCGGACGGCGCGCCGCAGACCGATGACGACGGGCAAGCGATCTCGCGTATCTACAGCCTGGGGCTCGGCAAGTACGACCTGACCGTCACCTCGGGCCCGTCGTTCACGACCCGCCGTGAAGAAGCCGCGGCCCAGATGATCGACCTGATCCAGGCTTACCCGGCCGCAGCTCCGCTGATCGGCGACCTTCTCGCCAAGAACCTCGATTGGCCAGGCGCAGACGAGGTGGCTCGCCGGCTCAAGGCCATGCTGCCCCCGCAGATCAACGGGCAGAACCCGGAGATGGATCAGGCCCGCCAACAGCTCCAGGCGCTCCAGCAAGCCCTTCAGCAGGGCGCGGCCAAGATGCAAGGCCTGGAGGCCGACAAGTCTATCGAGATGCGCCGCCTCGACATCGAACAGGGCAAGCTCGAAGTCGACCAGTACAACGCCGAGACCAACCGCCTGAAGGCCGTCACGACCAAGGATTTCCCGCTGGGTCCCGACGCCGTCAACCAGCTCATGCCGGTTGTGATGCAGGCGATCCAACAGCTTCTGGAATCGCCGGACATCCTGCCGCCTGAAGCTGGCCAGGAGCCGCCGGAGCCGATGCTGGAGCCTGTCCAGCCCCAACCAGGCCCTACGCCGCTCGACGGCGGACAGGCCCTGGAACTGCCGCCCGAACCCCTTGGCGCTCCGTCACCTGACGAAGCCGCTGCCCTGGCCGACGCGCTCGAACCCGAGCAGCGCTAGCCGACCCCGCCTTTTCGCGCCGCCGCCAACCGGACCTCACCGTCCGGCGCGTCGTCACGTCCCATCGCCAGCAACCCGGAAGGATTGGCAAACATGACTACCGAAGCGACCACCTCGGACGTTGAGACCGAAACCGAAGCGCCCGACGTCGCAGACACCTCGACCGACGATCAGGTCGAGACCCAGGCCGAAGACGAGGACATCGAAGGCGACGAGAACGCCGACGATCAAGCCGAGGACGAGGACGACGGTCTCGAGGAGATCGAGTTCGATGGCGTCAAGGCCCGTGTGCCGCCTGCCATCAAGGCCGGTGTCCTGCGTCAGGCCGACTACACCCAGAAGACGCAGGCCCTCGCGGCCGACCGTCAAGCCCTGGAGACCGCAAAGCAAGCGGTTGTGAGGGACGTCGAGGCCCGCATGGCTCTCGTCGCCGATCACGCCAAAATGCAGACCCTCGAAGAGCCCCTGGCGGAATACGAGAAGCTCTCGCAAGCCGACTGGGAACTCATCAAGGAGCGAAACCCGGATGAATATCGCGAACACCGCGATCACTTCCGGGATCTGAAGTTCGAGCGCGACAGGATCGCGGGGGACATCAAGACCAAGGTCGAGCAGCGATCCCAGGAAGAGCAGCGCCAGCGCGCCACAGCTCTTCAGGACAACGCCGCCAAACTCCCTGGTTTGATCCCCGGCTGGAACGCTGAACTGGCCACCAAGATCGAGCAATTCGCCATTACGGAGTTGGGCTACACCCCCGACGAAGTGATGGGCGCCCTCGCCGATGGCCCCAACCGGATCAGGACCCTGCATCTCGCGATGAAGGGCCTTGAGGCCGAGAAGAACAAGAAGGCTGTGGCTCGGGTCACCGCCGGACAGAAGACCACGCCCGCCAAGACGGTGGGCGCGTCCGCTCCCAATGCACGCAGGACAACCGACGCCTCCGGCGACGCCCTGAGTGGTGCGGAGTGGGCGAAGCGAGAACGAGCGCGCGTCGCGGCCCGAGCCGCCGCCCGCTGAACCCCACGCAGCGTCGAGACGACGCCGCTCCTCCCATAGATGGACACTTAAACCATGGCCTCCACCTATCTGACGCCTACGCAGGTCACGCGTAAGGCGCTGGTCGTCCTGCACCAAAAGCTGAACTTCATCAGCTCGATCACGCGGGACTACGACGACAGCTACGCCAAGCCGGGCGCCAAGATCGGCGATACCCTGAAGCTGCGCCTGCCGAACCAGTACACCGTGCGTACCGGCAAGACCCTTCAGGCCCAAGACAACAACGAACAGTCCGTGGACCTGAAGATCGACACCCAGGCCGGCGTCGACATGAACTTCTCCTCGGCCGACATGACGCTGTCGATCGACGAGTTCAGCGACCGCTATATCGAACCGGCCATGGCTGAGCTGGCGGCCTACATGGAGGGCGACGCGCTCACCCTCTACAAGGACGTCTATAACCAGGTGAATAACACCGGTTCGGCGGCGAGCTATGCCAAGCTCCTGCTGGCGCGCAAGCAACTGGTCGACAACCTGACCCCGGCCGGCGACCGCTCCATCTGCCTGAATACCCAGGACAACGTCGACCTGGTGGATGGCCTGAAGGCGCTGTTCAACGATCAGAAGTCGCTCGCCAAGCAGTACACTGAGGGCTACCTCGGCCGCGCTGCCGGCTTCGACTTCATGGAGAACACGCTTCTCCCGTCGCACACTCGCGGCGCTGAAGACACGGCCTATACGACCGACACCCGCACCTCGGCTCTACCCGTGGCCGTGACCGCCGTATCGTCTCTGACCGTGGCCGCCGGCACCGGGGCAGGCAAGAAGGGCGACGTGTTCACTATCGCCGGTGTCTTCCGCGTCCACCCGGAGCTGAAGACCTCGACGGGCGCCCTGCAACAGTTCGTCCTCACGGCGGACTATGCGGGCGGTGCGGGCACGATCAACATCTCGCCCTCCATCGTGCTCTCCGGCTCGCGTCAGAACGTCATCATCCCGTCTGGCGTGTCCAATGCGGCCCTGACCTTCGCCGGCACGGCCTCGGCCGCCCACGGCATCTCCCTGGCCTACCAGAAGGGGGCCTTCGCCTTCGTGACGGCGGACCTGGTGAAGCCGCAGGGGGTCGACTTCTGCGCCCGCGAGACCATCGAGGGCCTGTCGATGCGGATCGTGCGTCAGTACGACATCAACAACGACAACTACCCGACGCGTATCGACGTCCTCTACGGCAAGAAGACGATCCGCGCCCAACTGGCCTCGCGCCTGGCCAACAACTAGGCCGTCTCGGGCCGCTCTTCGGGGCGGCCCACCTTCTCCACAACATTTGAAAAGGAGACGGCCAATGGCTGTCAATTATCTCGGCGACAACGGCCCGGACGGTACCTCCCTGGGCTTCGATGCGACCAAGAAGGTTGCGCTCTACGGTGTGACCCCGGTTGCTCAGCGCACCTCGACCGTGCTGGCGACTTCGCTCCTCTCGGCGTCGTCCTATGTGTCGGTGGCCTCGAATACCGCGGCGATCCTGTTGGAAATGACCAACGCCCTGATCGCGCTCGGCGCTTACAAGACCGCCTAGCCCATGAAGGTCGGCGTCTGCGTACCGACGCTCAACGGCCCAACCGCTCCCTTCATCGAGGCGCTGACGCAGTCGGTTCCCTTGCTGATCGGAGCGGGATGGGACGAAGGGTTCATCGAAGAGCGGGGCTGTCCGTACATCTCCGGCGCACGCGCCACGCTGCTGCGCAAGGCGCTAGACGCGGCCTGCGACGTGATCGTGTTCATCGACTACGACCTGAGCTGGGACCCGCAAGACCTTCTGACCCTGATCGAAACGCCCGGCGACGTGGTCGCGGGCCTCTATCGGTTCAAGAAGGCCGATGAGGAGTACATGGGCGCCTGGAACACCGATTCCGATGGTCGCCCGCTCCTCCGTGAAGATGGCTGCATCCGCGCCACTCGCGTCTCGGCCGGCTTCCTCAAGATCACCCGCGACGCCGTCGAGCGCTTCATGCGGGCATATCCGCACCTCTGCTTCGGCTCGCCCATCTCACCCTCCGTCGACCTGTTCAATCACGGCGCTCACGACGGCGTCTGGTGGGGTGAGGACTACGCCTTCAGCCGCAACTGGCTGGCCTGTGGCGGTGAAATCGCCGTCGTCCCCGACCTGAACCTGACGCACCACAGCGCCGATCAGGCCTTCCCTGGAAACCTCCACCGCTTCCTGCTCCGCCAGCCCGGCGGAAGCGAAGCCGACGCCTGACCAAGGAGCCCCCATGGCCCGTCAACTGATCTTCTCGACCGACACCACGCTCTATCACGCGACCGAGGGCGCCCGCACCTTCCCGGCCGGCGAACAAGACCCCGGCGGGGCTTGGATGGATCGCCCCGGCGGCGAGCAGATCGGCAAAGCCTCAGTGGCCCAGGCCGCCAAGGATCTGATCGAGGCGGAAAACCGCGTCGATGCGCTCTCGACCCAATTGGAGCGCAACGCCCACGACATCGCCACCCTGTCCGCCGAGCGTGACGAAGCGGTCGCCAAGGTCGAGGGCTTGGAGCAAGATGTCCTGAACGCCCGCAAGGACGCCGACGAGGCCGCGGCGCTCGCCGAGACCCTGTCCGCCGAGCGTGACCGCGCTGTCACCGAGGCGACCAACCTGCGCGCCAAGCTGGCCGATTTCGACCCGGACGGCGACGAAAGCCCCGGCGGCTCGACCGCCAGCCCGGAGAAAGACGAGCTGATCGCGCAGCTCACCGAGCTGAAGGCGACCTTCGACAAGCGCTGGGGTGTCGCCAAGTTGCGCGCCGCCCTCGACGCCGCCACGGCTCCGAAGGCCTGAGCCTAGATGGCTCTCGACACCTACACCGGTCTCCTGGCGTCCATCGCCAGTAACCTGCATCGCACGGGCGACGCGGAGTTGCTGGCCGTGACGCCGGACTTCGTCACTTCGTGCGAGGCGGCGATGAACCGGCGTCTTCGCGTGCGCGAGATGATCGCCCGCGCCCAAGCCAACGTGTCGACCGAATACGTTGCGATCCCGGCCGACTTCAAGGCCGCGATCACCATGACCCTGAGCGACGGGCAGGGGAGTACGTGGAAGGTCACCCCGCAACCGATTGGGGTGATCGCCGACGCCAAGACCTCCACCACGGTCTCCCGGCCGCGCTTCTATGCCGTCGTCGGCTCGCAACTGCGGTTCTTCCCGGCCCCCGATCAGGCTTACACGGCTGAATACGACTACTATCGCACCGTCCCGCCGCTCGCCGTCAACTCCACCAACTGGATGCTCCAGGCGAGCCCCGACGCCTACCTCTACGGCTCGCTGTCCTATGCCGGGGTGTGGACCCAGGACCCGGACATGTTGAGCGTCTGGAGGGGCTTGTTCGATCAGGCCATGGACGAAGTGAAGATCGCCAACCGCCCGACCGCCGGCCCGCTGCGTGTCGACCCAGGCCTGACCTCCAGCCGGCGCTACGACATCAGGACGGATTGCTGACCCATGGCTGCGTTCAACAAGTACAATTCCTTCGCCGACGAGATTTCGAAGGGCGGTCACAACCTCCAGACCGACGTGTTCAAGGTCGCGCTGACCAACACGGCGCCGGCGGCGACCGACACGGCGTGGAGCACGGGCGTCTATCCGGCTCCGGCGGCGGCGAACGGCTATACGGCCGGCGGCAACACCATCACCACGTCCTCGGCCACGACGACGGCGGGCGTGTTCAAGCTGGTGCTCGCCGACAGCGTCTTCACCGCCTCGGGCGGCAACCTCGGCCCGTTCCAGTACGTGGTAATCTACAACAGCTCCAAGTCCAACAAGCTGGTGGGCTGGTACGACTACGGGTCGGGCATCACCCTGGCCTCGACCCAGTCGTTTACGTGCGACTTCGACCCGACAACGGGCGTCGTTCAGCTCTCATGACCCCGCAGACGCGCGCCCAGGCCGCCCTGGAGGCGCTTGCGGCGCTTTCCGGGCCGGTGATGGCGAGCGGTGTCGAAGTCACCTTCACGGGCTTCCGTGCGCGTGAGGGCTCTGATCGGGCCATTGAGTTCTGGGTCTCCCTTCGCGTCGGCGGTGAGCCCTACGAGATCGATCCGCACTTCGTGGTCTCCAACCCGCCGATGCGCCTGGCGCTGGACGACGGGTATCGAGACGATCCGGTGGGCGTGCTCGCCCAATTGGTCGCCGAACAGGTAATCCGTTGACCACCTTCACGATCTTCGCCGACACGAACGACGGTTATATCACCTGCGACGACGGCGGCGCGGGCAACTACGCCTCGGCGCGGGCCGGAACCGCGACGCTGACCACGGATATCGCCGCCACGTCCATGACGGTCGGCCAGTTCAACAATACGGCCACTTTCAATCAAGTCGCCGAGGGCTTCCTTAGCTTCGATACCTCGGCCATCGGTTCGGGCGCGGTCATCTCCACGGCGACCCTGTCGCTATACGCCCAATCGCTGTGGGTCGGCCCGAACTACGCCATCGAGGCGCGCGCCTATGACTGGGGCTCGGGCCTCACGAGCGCGGATTTCGTGGCGGGAGCCAGTCTCTCAGCCCTGACCTTCCTGGCGTCGATCCAAGCGTCCATGGTCACGGTCGGAGCCTATAATGCGCTGACCAGCGCGGGCGCGTTCCTGGCGGCGATCAACGTCACCGGCCCGACGCGGATCATTCTGGATTCCAGTCGGACGGTCGCGGGCAGCGCGCCGTCTACGAACGAACAGGCGCAGTTCTACACCTCCGACGCCTCGGGGACCTCACAAGACCCGAAACTTGTCATCGACGCGGTGGCGAACCTCTCCATGGCGGCTGGCCTCGGGACCTACTCGATAGCCGGTCAGCCTGCGGTGCTGGTCACGGGCGCACGGCTCGCGGCCATCGTCGGGACCTTCACCATCGCCGGTCAGGCCGCCAATCTGATCAACTCGGCGGCCAACACCAATATGAGCGCCGCCGTTGGCGTGTTCGCCCTCTCCGGCCAGCCCGCCGCGCTCACCGTGCGCATCTGGGCGCCGGTCGACCCGCCCGCCACGATCTGGACGCCGCTGTGAAGACGGTCATCTTCTCCTCGCCCGCCACGTACAACGCCGCGGCCCTCGACAGGCTGGTGCTGTTGGTCAATTCGGCTCTCGTCGATCTTGAGGGCGCGCGCGCGACCGAGATCGCCAACAAGACCGACCTCCTGGCCCTGCCGACTGTTGGCCTGCGCAATCGGATCTACCGCCTGATCGACACCCATAAGCTCGCCTTTTGGGATGGGGTTCACTGGTACTACGCGGACGGGACCCAGGTCACATGAGGGTAACGCTCGACATCGCGCCGGGCATGAACCTGGAGCACTCCTCCTTCGCCCTGAAGGACGCTGCGTGGCTCGACGCCGATGGCCGGTTCCGTGACGGCCTGCCTGAGAACCTGGGTCAGGTCGGCCCGATCTACTATAACGGAGCCGTCCTCAACCTGACTGGCGTAGCCCGCAGCGCCTACACCTGGACGGCTGAAATCCAGGGCACGCTCGGCGTCGCCATCGGGACGCACTCCAAGCTTTACGCGGGCTATTTCCTCAGCGGCCAGGTGATCTCGCTCACCGACATCACGCCGGTTGGCCTGGCGGCGGGCAACCAGAACGGAACCCAGGGCTTCGCCGGCCCGATCCCGTTCAAACAGTTCGACACGATCAACTACGCGCAACCGCGCATCTGGTCTCCGGCCAACTGGGGCAACATCCTGATCGCCTGCCCATCGGGGAAGGGGATCTACGAATCCACCGGCTTGGCGACCGCCACCCCGGTCACCAACGCGCCGGCCCGATGCATTCAGGTCATGGTGGCGCCGGATCGGCGCCAGGTTATCGCGCTCGGATGCAGTCAGGTCACCGGCGGCGTGCCGAACGCCAAGTGCATTCGCGGCTCGGACGTCGAGGACCGTAACGCCTGGACGCCCAGCAGCTCCAGCCTGTCGTTCCAGTTCATCCTTCCCGATGACGGTGGCATCGTCGGCGGTCGGTTCGTCGGCCAATACATGTTCGTCTGGACCGACAAGAACCTCTACATCGCCGAGTTCATCGGTGATCCGCAGCAATGCTGGCGCTTCAACCGAGCCGGTGAGCATTGCGGCCTGGCCGGCATGAACGCCGTGTGTGTCGACGGTCTCACGGTCACCTGGCTCACCAATACCGGCGTACTGAAGCAGATGCAGCCGGGCTCGCAGCCCACGACCATCGATAGCCCGGTGCTGCGGGACATGTGGACCCACACCGCCACAGCCCAGGCCGACAAGATCGTCCTTTCGACGGTCAGCCGGTTCGATGAGCTGCATATCTTCTATCCGGACAGCCGCGACGGGACCGAGAACAGCCGCCGCATCGTGGTCAATTCGCAAGGCCAGTGGTCGCGCCAATCGATCGTGCGGACTGGATACCTCGACGCCGGCGCCACACCGTTCCCGGTGGCCCTGTCGATGGGCACGGCCTTCTATGAAGAAGCGTCTGACGGCGTCTTCCCATCCCTCACGCTCAAGACGGCGGCGCAGTACCTCGACAAGGCCGGAAGCCGCCTGAAGATCAAGCATATGTGGCCGGATATCCAGGTACAGGCCGCCGATGTCACCATGTCGCTCTATGGGCGCGAGGAGCCGCAGGCCCCGGAAACGCTGTTGCGCACCATCGTCATCCCGCCCGGGCAGTCGCAGTTGGATTTCATGGTGACGACGCGGCTCGTGCGGGTGGAGTTCACCTCGACCGGCTATTTCCGCATCGGTAGTCCGGTCTTCGAAGTCGAGCCGTCCTCCAAGTGGTGAGCCACCCGTTCGCCCAGGCCTTCGAGCGCTGCAAGCCGATGCTGGCCGAGGCCGTCACCCGTTCCGGCGGGACCAGCTTGCATGAAGTGCTGGACCACATTCTCGCCGGCAAAGCCCAACTCTGGGAAGCCGAGGGGGCCGCTGTGGTGACGCAGATCGCCGATGGCGAGCAGGGCCGCACCATTCGCTATTGGCTCGCGGGCGGAATGCTTCGCGCCGTGATCGAGCTGGCGCCGGGTATCGAGGCCTATGGGCGCGCCTGGGGCTGCAAGACCGCCATTCTTGAGGGCCGTAAGGGCTGGGCGAGGGTGCTGAAGAGCATCGGCTACATCGGCGACACCGAACTTAGAAAGGCTCTCTGATGGGCAAGAAAGAGACCACCAAGAGCACGTCTGTGCAGACGCCGACCAACCCCACCTGGGTTGACGATCTGCTCAAGGGTCAGTCGACGAACCTCACCGGCCTGAGCGCTCAGGACCCGTCTTCGTTCGTGCCTGGCGCGTCCGGCCTCCAGCAACTGGCCTTTGGCCAAGCCCCGAGCGCGCTTGGGAGCGGGGTGAGCGACTTCGTCAAGGCCGCGAACACGTATGGCCAGCGCGCCGCGGACTGGCAACCGGCCTATGTGACGGCGCAGCAGGCGAGCGCTCCGGCCGACATGTCGGTGTCCAAGGCCTCCGCCGGCTTGGCCAGCCTCACGCCGGACCAGATGGCCAGGGCGACCGGGACCGGTCAAGCATCGACCTACGGAGCCTCGACCATCAACCCTAAGGACGTGGCGCTCGCCGACACTCCGTCGCTCGATACGGGCCGGATCACGACCCTTATGGGGCCGTACCTGAAAAGCGTGATTGCATCGCTTCAGGCGGACCAGGAGCAGCAGGCCGGTGCGGCCCGTGCGCGCCTATCCGGCCGCCTCGCGGCTACGAATGCGTTCGGCGACACCGGGTCCGGCATCGCTCGCGCCGCGCAGGAAGGCGAGCTTCAGCGGGCGCGGGACTCGGCGCTCTCGACGGCTCTGCAATCCGGCTACGGCCAGGCGCTCGGAGCGGCGACCAACGAACTTGGCCTGCAAACCCAGACCGGCATCGCCAACGCCGGGTCGAAGAACAGCGCCGGCCTCGCCAACCTCACCGCGCTGAACGACGCCGGCCGGTTCAATTCCGGTGAGATCAACACCAACGCCCGCACGGACGCCACGCTCGGCACCCAGGCCAGCACCACGAACGCCGGCATTCTCAGCGACCTCGCGCGCGCCAATGCCGACGCTCAGACGCGGGTTGGCCTTGCGAACGCCGGGGCGGAGAACGACGCGGCGAAGACCAAGTACACGACCCTCGCCGATCTCTCCAATTCCAACGCTGATCGCGGGACCAAGGCGGCTGAGGCCAATGCATCGGCTTGGAACGCTGGCGCGGATCGGGCACTCGACGCCGGCAAGCTATTTGGGGATCTCGGCACGGCGACCGACGACAGCACGCGGAAGAACCTCGCGCTCCTGGGCAACTTGGGCGCGGCCCAACGCGGCGTCGCGACCGATCAGGCCCAGGCTCCGCTCAGTGTGGCGCAGCTCATCGCGCAGATCACCGGTCAACTGCCGCTCAATCTTGAGCACGGTCAGACGACGAACGAGACCTCAACCAAAACATCGTCGAATCCCCTCGGGTCGCTCGGCTCGCTTGCCATGCTCGCTGCCGCGCCGTTCACGGGCGGCTTGAGTTTGGGGGGCATGGCGCTGGGCGGCCTGTCTTCAATCGCGCCCGGCCTCGCTGGCGCGATTGGCAGCGGACTGGCTGGCATCGCGCCCGGCCTGACAGTGGGAGGGGCCGGACTTGGCAAGCTATTCGGCAACGGGATTGGGGCAATGAGCACCACCCTGGGCGATCTGCGTTCGGGAGGCTTTATCTAGATGGGTATTTTCGGCGGTCTCGGCGGGTTTTTCGGCAACCCGGACAATCTGCAACTGATCGGCGCTGGCCTGAAGGACATCGCCAGCCCTGAGGAAAGCAACCTCGCCAAGGTCTCCGAGATGGTGCGCAAGCGCCGGGCCTCCGATGACCTGATGAAGGCGATCCAAGCCCAGATCGGGGGCGGGGAGGCGGCTTCTATCCCGACATCGGTTCCGCAGCCAGGCTTCAACGGCATTGGACCCGGCGAGGACGGGAACCCACTCGCGGGACCGAAACTCAACGGTCAGCGCCTGCCGCAGCCCCGGATGAGCGTTCGGTCTCTTCTGGGACCTTTGCTGCAGGCGTCATCCCAGGATATCGACGTGGGCCAGACCGTGGGCTTGCTGGATCGTGCGCAGCCCAAGGTCGGCATGGCTGGGGATCTTCCCTACACCCAGGATGACGACGGCACAGTCCACTACGGCCAACGGGCGCCCAAGCCTCCCCAGGTCGTAAACCTCGGCGGCGGGGGCGTGGCGGTCTTCGACGGCTCCAGCCTGAAGGTTATCCGCGAGCCGACCCAAAAGGCCCCGGCGGGCTTCAAATACGACGAGAACGGCGACCTGACGGTTGATCAGGGCTTCGTGGACGGCCGAGGCAAGATCGCCAACGTGCTCGCCGCCGCGACCGCCGCGCACCGAGCCCCGCGCGTTGGCCGCTCAGGTGGCGGCTCAAGCGGTGGGTCAGGCCTGCCGCCCGGTTACGTTCCTCGATAGGAGGCCTGAATGCCCCAAGCCAAGACGGCCTATTACGAGGGCCAGGAGTTCCACAACCCGAACGACGCCACGGCGCCGGTGCTGGTCTATCGCGCCGGGAAGTTCGTGCCGAAGGCGATGGATGACGCGGGCAAGGGCGGTGCGCCGCAACAGCAATTCGATGACGCCCGCATCCAACTGAACGACGTGGACGCGGCCACCAAGGCGCTAAGCGGCCCAACGAAGGGCTTCTTCAACACCGGGGCCATTGGCGCACTCCAGGCTCCAGCGGCCGGCGATAAGAAGTGGTGGGGCGGCATTCCCGGAAGTCCCGGCTACAACCTCGACAAAGAGCTGGGCACGATCCGCAGCCGCATCATGTTCGCCAACCTCGCGAAGATGAAGAACAACTCCCCGAACGGCGCGTCTGGCCTGGGGTCGCTCACCTCGTCTGAAGGCGAGGCCCTGCGCTCCACGGTCGCGCCTCTGGATATCGGCCTGCCGGGCAGTGAGCTTCGTCAAAGCCTGGGACGGGTCAAAGACGCCACTATCCGCCAGACGCCCGGCCTGGCCGAGGCCAACCCCTACGACCTCAGCCACGGCGAGCCGCGGGCGAATATCCCGCGCGGGGCCTACTATCGCGACCCGGACGGGAACATCCGCCGCAACGACAACGGCGACGCCGGAAACCCGATTGTCCACCCGGCGAACAAGCCTGTTCCGGCCCCGGCGGGCTGGTCGATCACGCGGGAGGACTAATGCCCAGCTTCCGCATCACCGGCCCGAATGGCGAAACCTATCGCGTCAACGCCCCAGACGGGGCGACCGAAGAGCAGGCCCTAGCCTATGTGAAGGCCCAGCACGCCCATACGTCGGCCGCGCCCGCCAAAGCCGCCCCAGCGCCAGCCGCCAAGCGCGATATCTTCTCGCCTATCGAGGACGCAGGAGACGCCGTCTTTGGCGCTGGTAAGAAGCTGATCGACGACACCGTGGGGGCCTATCGGGAGACGAAGGCCCGCGCGCTCGCGCCGTTGCCGTCGCTCCCCGACGCCGGCCGCCGCGCCATCGGCGATCTGGTCGGTTCGCTCAAGATTCCTGGCGACGCGATGGCGGCTGTGGCGTCCCCCTTGACGGCTGCGGCCGACGCCCTGGCTATCCGGCCCGCCGCCCGCGCCCTGGCGCGCTTTGGCCCGCAAGCCTACTCCAAGCCCACCCTGACGAGTGGCGCGCAGCCCCTGGACGAGGCTGGGACCGAGGAGGCTCTACGCGGGGCCATGCAGACCGCGCTCATGGGCGCCAAGGCCACGCCCGGCCTCAAGATTACCCCGGTCACCATCACGAAGGGCGGCCCGAAGGTCGCGGCTACCGAACGTCGCGCGATGGACTACGTGACCAAGGTCGCCGGCCAGAAGCCCCTCGGAGAGATCGCCGAGGCCGCCGACCCGATGATGGGTGCTGAGGCCGCAGGTCAGGCCGGCAAGCGCGCCCTGGGCGCTCTGGCGCGCCGCGAGGGTACGACCGGCGAGGAATTGCAGACCGCCATCGCCGCGCGGTCGGCCGCCAAGCCGCAGCGTTTCCTTGACACCCTGTCGGAAGCCTCTGGCGTCGATCCGCGCACCATCGCCGACGTTCCCGCCATGTCGGCGCGCACGATTGCTGAAGCCGCGCAGGTTCCAGATGTGCTCAGTGGCAGTGGCGGCCAGGGTGTTCATGCCCGACTGAACCGCGAGTTCGACGCGGCCAAGCGCAGCGTTAACGATCTCTACGACACCGCGCGCGCCGCGAAGCCGGAAGGCGCGCAGCTCACCGCCCAAGCCAAGCCTGTGGTTACAACCAATCTGCGCGAGGCCATGCGCGATTTCGACCCCGACAGCATTCCGCGCGTCGCCAAGGCGCTCGACAAGCTGGACGGCATGAAGTCGGTGACCGCCCGCGACCTCTTCGAGACGCGCACCCGTGTTGGCAAGCTGCGCGCCAGCGCGGACCCGGTGGAAGGGGAGGCGGCCGGAACCCTGGTCAAGGCGCTGGATGAACAGATGGACGTGGCTGCGCAGTCCGGCGATTTCACGGGCGACACCTCCGTGATCGACCAGTGGAAACAGGCCATCGCCGCCCGCGCCGACCTCGGAAAGCAGTTCCAAGGCAAGGATCTGATCCAGAACCTGACAGAGCGCACCTATCGCGGCGGCGCGCGGACCAACGCCGTGGCTGGGGAAGACGCCTCCGACGCGATCTTTGGGCGTAATGGTGTATCGCCCCGCCAGAACGCCAGCCGCGATCTGTCGCGCCTGCGTGACCGCTTGGGGGCCGATAGCCCGGAATGGGCCAGCCTACAGGACGAGGCCTTCACCCGGGTGATGGGCAAGGATGCCGGGTCGGACAAGTTCGGCCAGGCCTGGGACAAGTTCTCGCGTCAAAGCCCTCAGGTGGCAGACCTCCTGCTATCGCCGGCCAATCAAGAGCGTCTGGCGACCTCGCGCGCGACCATCGCCGACGCGACCAAGGCGCGGGAAGCCTTCGAGGGCGGCGCGGCCGATCTGTTCAACCGCAACGTCAACGCTCGCCAGTTCAGCGACGGCTTCGAGGCGCTGTCGACGGCGGATCGCACCTCCCTGCGCGCCGGGGTCGCCAATCGGCTGAACAACATGGCCAACTCCGGCAGTTTCAATGTGAAGGCGCTCACGGCGCCCCACGTTCAGGACAAGCTCAAGGTGCTGTTCGGCGAAGAAGGGGCCAAGGCCATCGCCAACCGCGCCAGCCAAGAGGCCCAGATGAGCGGCTTCGACCAGCGCTATGGCGCGACCGGCAATTCCGTCACCTCGGAAATGCAGGCGGCCATGGCAGAGCAGGACGCCGTGGGGTCGGCTGGGCAGTTCGCGGACGACTACACTCAGAACCTCACCAAGGGGCCGGTGAAGGCGCTTGGGCCGGCCATCGGGGGGCAACTACAGAAGCTGCTCGCTGGCCTGAAGACCGCCGGCATGTCGGAGGAGGCGCGCAATCAGGCGGGCCGAACCCTCATGCTGTCGCCGAAGGATATGGTGAAGGCTATCGAAGCCTATCGAGCCCAGGTTGCGGCCTCACGCGGCGGCGTGCGAGTCGATCCGCGAGCGCTTGTGCCTTTGCTTCAGGCAGGAGAGGCCCAGAGATAGTTCCGAACCATTGGAACATGGGATCTGAAAACGCCGCGGTGATCACAAACACTACCGCCAACGACCTGTCATTCGACGTATAGGCCGCCCAGGCGAAGGTCCCGGTGAAGAAGATCCACCGCAGGACCCGCCCCCAGGGGAAGTTGTACGGGTCCTCGACGACTTCATATTCGGCTTCGATCTCGGGTCTTTGCATACCCCTGAATATGCCCGAAACGCCGCCTCGCGGCTAGCCCGCCCAGCACACCAGCCGCTCCTCACCCGGGCGGCTTTTTCTTTGCCCAAAACCCGACATCGGAGACCCCATGGAACACGCCTTCCACTGGCTTGAGGACGCGACGTCGACCGTCACCGCGACCACAAGCTCACAGGCCGTGGCGATCCTACGCCGCCCGTCTGGCCGCTTCCAAATCCGCATCTACAACGGCCACACGGCGGTCATCTACATCCGCAAGGGCGCGGCAACGACCGCCATCGCCACCGCGACCGATCTGCCGATTGCGCCAGGGTCCGTCGAAGTCCTGACCATCAACAATGCCGACCAGTCGAACATCACCCACATCGGCGTGCTCGCCGCATCCACCTCCGGCCCAATCTCCATCACGACCGGCGCAGGCATCTAGCCGTGGTCGTCAAGGTCGGCGGGAAGGGCCCCGCACACATCGCCCGCAAGACAGGCCCGGCGTCCGGCGGCGGCCCACCCAGCACTGCCGGCCAACCCATCGGCCTCCTCCTAGCTCTCACCAAGGCATCGTAAAATGGCTGCAAATATCGACGTCACGCCCGGCTCGGGAAAGACGGTCGCCACCGATGACGTTGGCGGCTTCCAACATCAGATCATCAAGGTTCGGTTTGGCGGCACGGGTGTCGCCAACGACTGGAGTGCAGGGGCTGGCGCGGTCGGCACCGGCACGCCTCGGATGACGCTGGCCAGTGATGACCCGGCCGTCACCCAGCTTACCGCCATCGCAGCCTCGGCCGCCGACACCACAACCCCCGTCAACGTCACCGGCTACCTCGCCACCGTCGCCGTGACGCCAACCGTCGTCGCCAGCCCAGACTATACGACCGGGATGACGATGGGCGGGATCATGACCTTTGCGTCGATCCTGCGGGCCGCCGGTAAGACGGCCTATGCGGTGTCTCTGCGGGTCATCACCAAGATCGCGAACACGGCTGCTTTGGACGCTTTCGTGTTCAGCGCCAGCCCCACCGCCTCAACGACCACGGACAACGCGGCCTTCCTGCTTAGCGCCACCGATGCGCCCGCGCTGATGGGCGTCATCTCGCTTGCGACCACGGACTGGGTGTCGGGCGGCACGGCCATCTCGGTCGGCTACAAGGAGGCCCGCATCCCGATCACGGGCGCTGCGGCCACCAGCCTCTACGTCGTCCTCGTGGCGCGCGGGACCTTCAATCTCGGCTCGACCTCCGACCTGATTGTCGCGCTGAGCACGGACCAGAACTAGTGCTCCGCCGCCGGGAGATCCTATTCGCCAAGCGGGCGGTTGTCTCGTCGGGGCTCAACCCCATCGGCACGCCTGTGACCATCGCGTCAAATACCTCTGGCGGCTCCACCAAGACGTCCTGGGCGATCACCGGCAACACGATCCCGGCCGGCAAAACGCTTGTCCTGATCGTGGTGGGCGAAGACCCATCCAACCAGTCGGTGAGCGACGACGCCGGGCTAACCTGGTCGGCGCTCTCGCTCAGTCAGGCCGCCAGCGGCCCCGTCGTCAATCACAAGGTCTTCGTCTGCTACAACACCCTGGCGGTCTCGTCAGGGAACACGATTACCGCGACCCTGTCGACAGCGAAGCGCTCCAACTATCTGCTGTTCTACGTCGATATGGGCGGGGGCACGCCGGCGCTGGACTTCCAGTTCACCCCCACGAACGGCGGGGCCGGGGACCGCAACCAGACGACAGGCACCCTCGCGACCGCCGACGAGTTCGTCTTCGTTCCCGTCGTGGTTCAAAGCGCGGCGAACAGCTCCACTGTCAGCATGACGGGTTTCACCGCGTTCGTAGGCTCCACCGGCATCGGCAGCGGGTCCAGCAACCCGCGCCTGCACGTGTTCTGGCAGATCGTCAGTTCTACCGCCGCCATCACGGCGAGCCCACGCCTCTCCGACAACACCAAGGATCACGAGTTCACGACCGTGGCGCTCAAGAGGTAGACCGATGGGCCGTTTCAACATGATCAGCCGGGGTGCGGCTCCTGTCGCTCCGGTGAACTCCGTCGCGCCTGTCGTCTCAGGCTCCGCGACCCAGGGCTCAACGCTGACCAGCACCACAGGCACGTGGAGCGGATCGCCGACCTACGCCTATCAGTGGAAGCGTGCTGGGACCAACATCAGCGGGGCGACGTCTTCGACCTATGCGACCGTGGTGGGCGATGTCGGTTCCTCCGTCACCTGCACCGTGACGGCAACGAATGGCGGCGGGTCGGCGTCGGCGGGGAGCAATGGGGTTACGGTGACGGCGGCGAGCTCATTCACAATCAATGCCAGCGGCTATGGTGACACGTTCAACAACGCCTTCGTGCCGCAGGGCCTCGACCGACTTCTGGCGAGGTCCATTCAGGCCGGCAAGACCAACAGCGCCATTTTCCCGCAGGAAGAATGCTGCCTTCCGCATAGTGCGCCCGCGACATCCTTCATTATCGGCGGGACGGACGTTGCCAGCTTCGAACAAGGAAGCGCAGCCGGGTCGATTGAACTTACCACGGCGGCCTTGTCGGCGGTGACGCCTGGCTCAACCCTCACCATCACCTACACGCCAGTGCGGTCGGGAGTTGGGAATGGGCCGACCAAGACCATCAGCGTCTACCTGCCGACGAATGCGAAATCGTTCTTCGTGGACCCTGCTGCTGTCGCGAATACCGGCGTCCACGGGTCGTGGGGCGACCCGTACAAATACCTGCCGGGGACCGCCGACTATGGCGGCACGGCGAAGACCTTCACGGCCGGCGATGTGGTGTTCTTCAAGGCGGGCGTTCATCGAACGGCCCTGCGCGCCAGCAAGACCTTCTCGGGAACCTTCTCGTCGATCATGTCCCACGCCGGGTCCGCGGGGAACCCGTTCATCCTGGAGTTCAACGGCTGGGGTGGCCGGGCGCAGATCGTCGGCGATGAACCGATTACCGGCGGCTACACGCCGACCCAGAGCCAAGCCAACGGAAACGCCAGCTATGCCAGCTTGAAGCAATTCGACCTGACATCTCAGGGCGGGGCGCTGGAACTCTTCGCGGGCGTCTATGATGGGGATGCCAGCCTCCCGAACTCGAAGCTCTACCGGGCCCAATGGCCGACCCCTGTGACCCTGGGCCAAAACCGTCTACCGGACATGTTCCAAGCGCAGGGAACCGAACGCTTCGGAATGAGGATGATCCCCGTCCGGCTTTCGGGCGGCACCAGCCGCATTTTCACCGATGGGGCTCTTCTGGACGGCTATCCCGCAGGCGCGGGGACCACCGTCACCATCGTCGACCCTGGCCTGGTAACGCGTTACGGCGCCATTACGGTCGCGCAGCTCGGCAAGGTCATGCTTCTGTCGGGCGGCAAGAGCCTCACGGAGGTCTGGCCGACCTCTTACGACAACACTACCGGGACGATTGTCCTGACCACCGGGGCGAGCCTCACGACACTCGACGGCCTGACCAGCGGGCTGGGGGCTTATGCGATCCTCCACAATCCCTTCGACATCGTTCAGCCCGGTCAATATGCCACCTCGCAAGACGGCCTCACGACGACGATTTGGCCGACGAACAACTCGACCATTTCGGTGTCGCGGCGCTATAGCGGGGCCGACCCCTGCATGGGCGGTTACGTCAAATATTCCGGTGGCATCTTCGCCCGGTTCTGCAACGGGACCAGCCGGGCAAGCGGGACGCAGAGTGGTGGAGCGGCCTTCCACCACTATTCGACCACAGGCAACAGCCTGCCGTACCTCTACGAGTGCGACATCACGAACGCTTGGGTCAGGCAGTGCTACTCGGATGATGGCGCTGCGATCTACGGCAATGGTTCCTCCGGCGCTGGCGTATCGGGCTTCCGCGATTGTAACTTCGAGCTGATCCTCTTCACCGAAGTCGAGGCCAACGGGTTCCGCTTCTCCTGCAAGTTCGAAGGCTTGCGCGGGGGAGGCACCTATAGCCAGATCACCGCCTATTCGCGCGGCAAGATCAGGGGCAACTCTGCGCCTGAACTCGGCATCAATCAGACCTTCTGCCTGCTGCTCCAGAGCGACGGCGCGCATGTCACACTCAACAACTACCGTGGCAACAGCCACCTCCACGGAAACGGCATTTCCGTCTACAACATCAACGGGTCCAGCTACTTCAACACCTATTACGTGGTGGACTTCAACGACATTGTGAACTCCACCCGTGGCTTCACCTCCGACGATGCGAACAGCTCAAATCGCCACGGCTTCTGGCTCTCGAACTTCGTCCTTATGTCCGATGATCGCCCGCACGGCGAAAACGCGGGCATGAACCTATTCGGTGGCGCCAACGGGGATGAGGTCGGCTACAATCTGGTGATGAACTACACGAACACCGGGTACTGGCAGGCCTACAACATCGGCGGCGGGGCCAATATCAACTTCCACAACAACGCCGGTGGCGCGCTAACGCTGCCCTATCCAGGGCCGGGAGCATGGACGGGCCTGGCGAACGATAACTACTTCACCAACGAGACCGCCATCGGAACCGACCCGCTCACGGCCGGCGGCACGAACACCGGCAACGTAATCCTCACCGGCGGAACGACACCTGCGCACACCTACGTGTATGCGGGGATCACCGCTGGGATGACCGCCAAGCTCGGCTCCGGCCGTCAGATCGGGGTGTTCCGCACCGCCTAGCGTCGTCCCGCCATCATAGAACGTCACCGCCGCCCCGGCCTCACCCGCCCACAGCCCCGCACAGACGGCAAGAGCCGCCAATCCCACCACACGCATATCGAACCCTCCCAGGTTGCGGGCATGGGGACCTCTGGATGCGTGAGAGTCAAGCAGGCTCCCGACATAGGCGAACAAGGACACCCACATGAGACGCCTGATCCTCGCCCTGGCCGCGATGCTTTCCGCTTGGCCGGTTGCGGCCGCAGTCCTGCCGGCGACCCCGGCCACGTTCCCCAAGGTCTTCGGCTCGGCCCAGCCCGGCGACACCGTGGCCCTGGCCCCGGGCGCTTATGGAAGCCTCGACCTGTCGCGCAAGTTCGCCGCCAAGGTCACTGTGGCTTGCGCTGATCCGACCAAGCGGCCGGTCCTGGCTGGGATCTACATGAGCGGCGCATCGAACATCACCGCCACCTGCCTCGACGTGGTCTGGACGCCGACCGCCAAATCCACGACCTGGTCCCCGGCGGTCCTGATCGGCGAATCGTCTCTCATCACCCTGTCCGACCTTCGCGTGACCGGCGGCCCAGCGATCACCGGCGTCGCCCGGGACTTCGTCGGCTACACGGGCAATGACGGGAACGTGCTGGGCCTGCCGACTGGCTATGGCGTCCAGGTGCGATCCTCGACCGACGTGACCCTTGAAGCCGTGGAGGTGTCCAGCTTCTACAAGGGCATCGTCCTGCAGGGCACAAAGCGGGTGACCATCCGCCGGGCCAACGTCCACGACACCCGCACAACGCCGATCGTCGGCTCGAACAACTCCGACCTGCTGGTGACCGACAGCGACCTGCACGACGTCCAGCCGTGGGCCTGGGGGCTGAAGACGTCGGCCGGCGCCAGCTACGGCGACCACGGGGATTTCCTGGCCCTGTGGTCGGACGCGAACCAGACGACGCCGAACGCCAACATCCAGATCGTCGGCAACCGCATGATCCAGGCCAAGGGCACGCCGATCCTGGGCATGTGGCTGGAGGGCTCGGCCGCGGCGCCGTTCACCGATGCGGTGATCCGCGACAACCTGATCGTCGTGAACAACCTCCAGGGCATCGGGCCGCTAAGCAATTGCATCCGGTGCGCGATCACAGGGAACACCTTGCGCCGGGCGGATGGCTCCGGGTCTGCCGCCCAGTCTCCGACCGTGCTACTGCGCGGCGGCTCGACGGCGGTCGCGGTGAGCGGCAACACGCTGGGCGCGCAGGTGGATGACAAGTCGGGTGGGGTGAACGCCGTCGGGCCGAACGTCGTGGTGACCGGGCCCGCGAACATTTTCTCCCCTGCGCCGGTGATTGACGTCAAAGCGGCCGAAGCCGCTGCCCAGATTTCCGATCTGCGCGGACAACTGAAGGCCGCCACCGACAGCCTCGCCGCAGCGAACGCCACCATCTCCACCCTGCAAGCCCAGGCCATCACGTCCGCCATGGCCCTGAAAACGGCGCAGGACGCGCAGGCGACCACCCAGGCGGCCCTGGACGGGGCCCTGGCAGCTTCGGCGACCTTGCGAGCCTCGCTGGCTGCGATTGAGACCCAGGCCGCCCAGGCGCGCGCGAATTAGGCGCGGCATGCAAGCCAATCCCCAGCCCCGCCGCGAGCGGGCGTCACCCCGAAGGTCAACCAGTGAACGGCGTGCGGTTTCGGCGCTTAGGAGGCACGCCATGAGCGACGATTTCCGCGCCGCGCTCGGTCGGATGGACGACCACTTCTCGACCCAGTTGGATCGGCTGTTTGAGCGGGTCGAAGATCGTCTCGACCGGATGGAGGCCAAGTTTGAACTGCGCATGGACGGGTCCGACAAGGACGTCCAACGCGAGTTCGGTGAGACCCGGCGAGACCTGGGTGAACTGCGCGACCTGGTTCACGGCCAGGGCCGCCGCATCGACGACATGGAAGAGCACCGCGACGCCCAGGTGTCGGCCTCGGCCGAGGGTGCGGCGCGCGGCGCGGGCCAAGCCGCCGGCATCGTCGCCGCCAATACCGCCAAGATCACCGCCGCCGAGATCGGCCGGGGCTTCCTGGCGACCTGGCTCGGCAAGTTCGTCGCCGTCTGCGTGGCCTTCACGGCCATCGTCACCGCCGTGAGCGCCGCTCCGCCCGCCGCGCGCGGGATGGAGAAATTCTGGCACTTCGTCACGGAGGGGAAGAAATGACCGATACCCCGAAACACACCATCGTCGAATATCTCGACGCGACCCTGGTGCTCGTCAGCGTCCTCCTGCTGGGCGGGGTGCTCTGGGTCCTATCCTTCGTCCACGTCCCGCAAGAGAACCTGCCCATCCTGGCGTCTATCGCGTCGGGCATCTTCGGCAGCGTGGTGAGCGGCTATATCGGCTTCCGCTGGGGCGCGAGCCAAAGCACGAAGAAGGACCCGCCGGCCACCCCAGGCACCGTCACCGCGACCATGACCGCCACGGCTGAGACGACGCCGGAGGGATAAGGGTCGCCCGGCCCCGCACTGTCGGGGTTAGGACCGGGCTAAGGGCGCGGGACTGGAGAGAACCGCGCCCCTGCCGCCACAAACCACAAAGCGGCGAACTGTTCCCCCTCACCCCGGAGACTGACATGACCTATTCGCTAGGCGAGACCTCGCGCGCCCGTCTCGTGGGCGTCCACCCCGATCTTCGCCGCGTGGTCGAGCGCGCGATCCAGATCACTGCCGTCGACTTCAAGGTGATCGAGGGCGTGCGCTCGGATGAGCAGGCCTACATCAACTACGGCAAGGGGCGCACCGTCGCCGAGCTGCGGGCCAAGGGCGTGGACCCGAAGTTTGCGCAGCCCGGCCTGGCCAAGGTCACCTGGCTGAACAACCCACTCTCGACCAAACACCGAAAGCAGACGGACGGCTTCGGCCATGCCGTCGACCTGCTGCCAGCGCCCTACGACTGGAAGGCTACCGGCCCGTTCGACCAAGTCGCCCACGCGATGATGCAGGCGGCCGGCGAACTTGGCGTGGCGCTGCGCTGGGGCGCCGACTGGGACGCCGACGGCAAGCCGCGCGAGCGGGGCGAGACCGACGGCCCGCACTTCGAGCTTTCGGGCCATGCGTGAGGTTTTCCGCAGCCCGGCCGCCGCGACCTTCGCCGCCTGCAGCGCGCTGGCCATGCTCCTAACCCTCGCCGCACTCGGCCTGCTGGCGCTGACCGCCTGAAATCCCGGCCTCTAAGCCTCAACCCAAGGACCCCACCATGAAACTCCTGCTGCTAGCCGGTGCCCTCGCGCTGGCCCTGACCGGTTGCGCGTCAGTCCCGGCGAACTACACCCTGCAAGCCAAGCGGGTCGAGGCGAGCGCGGAGGGCACGTTCAACGCCGCGGCGAAGGCCTACTACGCCGTCTGCCCGAAACCGCCCGAGGGCGTCGCCCTGACGCCTCGGTGCGCCCAGGGCGATAAGCTCCGTGTCCAGGCTTATGCCGCCCTGCTGGTGGTCCGCAAGGCCGTGGGTGACGGGCAGGTTCCGGACACCTCGCGCCTGATCGCCATCGCCGCCGAACTCCGCAACCTGTCGAAGGATCACTGACCATGGACAAGATCGCCAAGGCCCTGGAAATCATCGCCGTGCTCGTGCCGGAAGTGGGCCTGATCAAGGAGCTGCTGACCGTGATCCGGTCGGGCTCGGAGGCCGAGCTGGATGCATTCATCGCCCGGCTCCAGGCCGAGAACGACGTACTAGGCTCTAGCTAACACCCCGGCGGGTTCGTCCCGCAGCGCCGCTGGCTTAGGTCAGTGCAGCGCCACACAGATGTCAGCCCGCCGCTCCTTCACTGGGGCGGCGGGTTTTTTGTCGTTCTAGGTCAGTCCAAATCGGGGTCTTCGCCGCGCAGGTGATCAGCTTCACGGCGGGCGCGTTGAGACGCTTGCTCATCGGCGGGCGTCCATCGCAGGCCCAGGCGCAGGGTGGGCGCGTCGAGAGTCTCCTTGGCGGAGCAATCGCGGGGAGAAGCGCATTCGCCGCGCCGTTCGCCTTGGGCCAGCTTGCGGTTGAAAGTCGTCGCCCACGGGCCGGTCACGGATGAGCCGGAGCGTCGAGTTCAGCTCTCGCCTTTTCACTGAGGGCGGCGATCACGGCGCGCTGATGGGCGATGTGGGTTTCGATGACCGGCACCGCCAACGAGTAGGGCACGTTGAACAACTGGTGGCTATTGTCTCCACTCGGCACGCCCAGCTTCAACCCCTCCTGCCGACGCCCGAAGGCGTCCCTGATGTCTTGCTGCGCGAAGCGGTCCATTGTCTTGCGGACGTCGGCCAGCAGCCCCTCCGCAGATTCGACCTCGCGATAGGCGAGGGCGATGTCCATGGCCGTCTGTTTGCTGATCATCCCCAGTCCTCCAAGATCATGTCGATTTCCAGCTTGGCGTCTTCCAGCGATCCAGCGGAGCCGCAGCGATTGTCGTTGGCGTCCTCGGCCCCGTCATAGTCGTCGTGCCAGAACTGCCAGTCGCAGCAGCGCACCGGGATGGGCGACGGTCTCCCAAGCGACGGGCTCGCTCATGGCCGGCGCCCCTCAAGAACGGCCTGTGCTCGCGCCTGGACCTGCCCGACCCCATGGCTTGCGTCCTCAACCTTGCCGTAGTGGGAGACACTGTGACTTAGGAGTTGGGCGATCACGGCGTCCCGCTCCGTCAGGGCGTTGGCCGCGTCTGCGAGGACATCGCGCGCGTCAGCGATGATGGCGTAATTGGCGATGTTCAGCGCCTTCAGGATATCCCGGCTGGCGATGATGCGTTCGACTAGGGCGGTCATTGGCCGTCTCCTTTCAGCAGGCGGCGAAGGGCTGTAGCCATCGCGCAGGCCTGCTCCACCGTCTCGGCCCTATCGACGTTCGGCTGGTAGCGATCCCAGGCCGCGAGAGCCTTCCGGGCCTGCTCAATGGCGTCGGGCTCTGGCGCATCCGACAGCCGCGCCACGAAGCCGACCGCCGCGCGGTTCCAGAACGCCTGCTCATCGGCGGGGAACTTGGCGTACAGCGACTGGTCCCGGTCCTTGTGCCCCATCGCCTCGCGGTAGGCGTCTTGGAACCGCTCGCCGAGGGATTTGGTGGGGTCGTGGGTCATGCGGCGCCCACTGGCTTTGCGACAGGATCGATGATCTCGCGCCCCTTGCCCTGGTCGCCTAGGCTGCGAACATGAAAGACCTCGGTGAGGAGCTTGTTGACCGTGCTGTTCAGTTCGGCGCGGAAGGCGTCCTTCAAGGCCCCGCCGACGTTGATGACGTGCTTTTTCATCTCGCCTTCGAAGTCGGCGGCACACATCTTGGTCATCAGCCATTCCGCGCGCGTGGTCGTGCTGTAGCTGCTGTCGGACGGCTTACCCTGGCTGTCGACTCTGGCGTTCCAGTAGCCGCCGACCTGCTTTTCAAGCTCCGCGCGGATTGTGGTCGAGGGGCCGGTCTTGCCGCCGAATGAATCAGCCTTTTGGTATTCGCGGTCAAAGCCCGTGGTGATGACGGCCTCGATCTCGGTTGTAATCCTTGACTGGACGACATCCTTCCAAAGCCGGTCGATTTTGGCATCGATGGCCGTCTTGGCTCGCGAGTAGATTTCGTCCTCGCCAATGATCTTTTCCGCCACATCGGCGATGATCGCGTCTTCAATGCGCTGCTGATTGATTTCCATGTGTCCGATCCAATTCGTATCTACGATTGGAGATTATCCATACGTATGATAATGTCAACATCGTACATACGGATAGGTGACGATTTGACCGCGACCGATACATACGGCAAACCCGAGCGGATGAGCCGCGAGAAGGAATTTCCGATTCGGATCACCTTGCCGCTCACCGCTGAGATGGTGAAGGCGACGGATGCTGCCCTTGAGCCCGAGGAGGCGAGGGTGGAGCTGATCCGCGCCGCCATCGCCCGCGAACTCAAGCGCCGCGAGAAAGCCAAGCGCTAGCTCGCCAAGCCAAATGCGGGAATTTCCCGCAATTCAAACTCCGGATATTTCGGAGTTTACCTCGGCCCCGGCGCCCAGGACGGCTGAGAGCTGAACCCCCACCCTGTACAGGCCGGACACGGCTTCCTCGCCAGCCCCGCCACCTCCGCGATTCCCGTCGCCTCGCTCCCGACCCCACGGGCGACAAGATCGGCGCTCACCTCCCCCGCCTCCGGTCGGTTTCCTCGCGGGCCAGTTTTCGCAGATGCTCGGCGATGTGCATGGCGGCGTGATAGGCGGCTGAATTGATCGTCCCGTCGATTGTCGCGGCCTCCGACCGTGCGACGTTGTCGAGCGTCCAGGCCCCGCCCTTGAGCAACGGGTCATGCAGGATGCTGTCGCCGCACAGGAGCATCCGTTCGTCCGCGTAGAACTCCGCGAACTCGGCGGCTTCGATCAGGGCTTCGGCTCGCTCACCCATGTTCCGCCCCTCGTGTGGTTAGGCGGCGATCCGGGCTCTCCATCACGCGACCTCCGCGAACATGCCGCCGTCGCCTTGGATGCGCCGGCGCGCGATAGCCGCATAGTCCGGATTCAGTTCGATCAGGACAGCGTTGCGCTGAAGGCGGTCGGCGACCATGCCAGTCGTCCCCGCGCCGCCGAACGGGTCGAGGACGGTCCCGCCAGCGGGGCAGCCGGCGAGAATGCACGGCTCGATCAGGTCGGGCGGATAGGTGGCGAAGTGGGCTTCCTTGAATGGCTGGGTCGCGACTGTCCAGACGCTGCGCTTGTTGCGTGTGCCGATCAGGTCGCCGGCCTCTACCTTGGCGCGCTCGCGCTCGGCGAAGTCGACCAGCCCGGCCTTGGTGCGCAGTTTCTCGTCGCCTGCCTCGTAGGCAGATGTCCCCTTGTGGGTCTTGTTTCCCACCGCGCGTCGGCCGCCGACCGCCTTCATAGCGCCATTGGTCTTGCCGGGGACGCGCTCGCTGCCGGTCTGCGCCTCTACGTTCTGCGCAAGGCGTTGGACGCTGGCCTCGGCCAAGGGCTCCGCTATCGCTTCCGCGTCGAAGTAGTAGCGCGGCCCCTTGGACAGCAGAAACATATACTCGTGCGCCTTGGTGCAGCGGTCGGTCACGCTCTCCGGCATTGGGTTGGGCTTGGACCAGATGATGTCCTGGCGCAGATACCAACCGTCTGCCTGAAGTGCGAAGGCGACGCGCCAGGGAATGCCCATTAGGTCTTTGGCTTTGAGGCCGGGCTGGCGGATGGATCCAGTGCCGCTCGCGCGCTTCGGATGGTTCTTGATCTGCGACCCATGCCAGGACACGTCGTCGCTATCGGTGACGCGGCGGCTCTGAGCGCCCCACGAACCGGCGTAACTGTCGCCGAGGTTCAGCCATAGAGTTCCGTCATCGCGCAGGACGCGGCGGACATCGCGAAACACCGCCACGATCTCCGCGACGAAGTCGTCAGGCGTATGCTCGAGCCCGATTTGCCCGGCGTGGCCGTAGTCTCGCAGGCCGAAGTAGGGTGGGCTGGTGACGCAAGTGTGGACTGACCGCGCGTCCAGCGTCGCCAGCGCGTTACGGCAGTCGCCGGTGATGATCCGAACGCCCATCCTAACCCTCCTCCCCGGTAGTGGTGGGCGCCGATTTTAGGTCGTCCCGGAGGGCTTGGCTGGCGGCCTGTGGTTGCTCGGTGCCGTAGCCCTCGCAATCACCGGGCTCCACCGTCACCGAGCCATCAGGCCAGATGATCGTTCGCCGGATGCCCTTCGCCCGCGCCTTGCGGACGGTCGACCACGTGCCGCTGCGCAGGGTCTCGGGACCGTTCGGGCAGGCCAGGAGTTCGGTCGCCAAGGTCACAATGTCGGTGTTGCGGTTGAGCGGCGGTTTGACAGGGTGAAGGACGTTGTAGCCGGTCACGAAGGCGCGCAGCTTGGCGGGCACGACGGCCGGATGAACCTCGATCCACCATCCGTGAAACAGCGCGAGGCCGTGGGCGATCTCGTCCAGGCCAACGCAGTCGCCGTGATGAAAATGCCCCTTGGGTTGGACCATGAACCACGCTGTCAGGCGGTCCCACTGAGGTTGCGTTGGGCGGTCGCGGGAGCCCGTGAAGCCGACGACGGCAGCTTGTTCCCCCATCACCTTTCTCCCCCAGAAGAAGGCGGGGCAATCTTCGGATAGTGCGCCCACAGAGCGGCGAGCGAGGACGCGGCGTCGTGGTGCGTGATGAACACGCCGCCCATCTCGATCCACCGATGCCGGTGCTGCGCCCAATCGTCGATCAGCACATCGCCCGGCTTTGCGTAGTCGCGCTTGTCGGCGCTACGGCAGGTTATGATCGGCACGCCGGGGAAGTGCTCGGCGGCCCACTCGACCTTCTGCCCCTGCGCCCAGGTCCCGCGCGGGCATCCGGTCAGGATCGTGGGATGCAGGTGCTTGACGCCCTCGTACAGCGCCCTGGCGTCGGCCATGAGCGGCAGGTTGCGGTAGAAGTCGCCCTTGGCCTCCAGGGATGCCCAGAACGCGTCCGATCCCATCTCCTTCTCGGCTTGTCGCGGCGGCTTCCCGAAATAGGCGTGGGCGTAGGTGTCGAAATCCGCCAGCACGCCGTCGCAGTCGAGGAACACATGGGGCGCCACCCCACCCGAGACGCCTTCCCCGGTCGGCCAGAGGGCCAGGATGGCGTCGGCTTTGGCGAGGGCGGCGTTGATCTCTTCGAGGTAGCAGGACCTGCAGTATTGGGCGCGGGTCCATCCGTTCGGAAGGATGCCGTCCATCTCGCCCGACATGATCTTGTCGATCTTGGCGGCGGTCTTCGGATCAATCACCCTCGCCACCGTCTCGCGGTCGAGAGGGGTCGGGGCGGCGTCTCGGTCAGATTGGGTGGGGCGGGTCATTTCGGGGCGTCCTGGCGAAGGTTTTCGAAGCTCATGCTCTCTTCGGCGAACCGCTTGCGGCCCTGCGCATCGTGCGAGAGAACCTGGGCCTCCAGGGCTCTGAGGTAGTAGACGAGCACTTCGGGTATCTTGACCGGGTCGCGAGCGTGCTCTGTCAGGAACGCGACGCGTAGGCTGTCGAGACGGCCATCCTGAAACAGGTTGCCAGGGGGAATGACGGTTACGCTCATTTCGGGGCGTCCTTCAGGGCGATTGCGGGGAAGTCTTCCGGGTCCAGGGTCTCACCGGGCAAGAGAACGGCTTCGGCGCAATCTGTGGTCAGCCAGAACAGGTCGAGCGAGCCTCCGACGGCGCGAGCGGAGCGATAGTTCGCCGCGCCTTTCCGATACATCCGCATCCACTCGGCGTGGTCTGGCGTGCCTGGGCTGGCGGCGAACCGGTTGCGGTAGGACGCCTTGCGCCCATCACCCAGGCCCAGGGCGTGCCGGGCTAGCTTCACTTGCGCCGGCGTCAGCCTACCCATGGCCGGGCTCCTGGGTCTGGAGGGCGGCGCGGGCGATCTCCACGGCCTCCCGGTGCGCGAGGTAATGGCCGTGCTGGTCGGGCGGGGTCTTGCCGTCGGCGATCTTGGACATCGCCCCCTCCAGCACCCCCACCCGCGCCTCAAGTTCGGAGATCCGATTGGCGGCGGCGTCGCGTTCGTCGAGGAGGGCGAGGACGGTCGGTGGATCGAAGGTGGCGATGAAGGCGGCGTCGTCGTCCGGGTCGGCCAGGGCGATGCCGGGGTTGTCTTCCTGGGCTTCGGCGCGAGCGCCCTCCCACGGCTCGGTGTCCGTCACCACAAGCCCGACGTGCGGGTCAGGCGATCCGGCGAGCACGACGGAGCCGGTCGAGAACCACGGTGATCCCGACTGGAACCACGGTCCCGGCGTCGCAGCCTCAGCCACCCGCCGCAGGGCTTCGGGGTCGGGGAGGGTCATGGCAGAAGGTCTCCTGGCCGACAGCTCAAGGCCTCGGCGATCCTTATGAGGGTCTTGGTCGGGACATCGGTTCGCCCCGCCTCGATGTTGGCGATCTGCGCCCGACCGAGAGCAGCCTTGTCGGCGACCTCAGCCTGCGTCATGTGCAGTTTCTTCCGGCGCGCCAGGATCAGCTCGCCCAAGCCAGGGTCGGCGAGATCGCCCGTGCCGTCGCAATGGGGGCGCTTCACTTGCCACCCCCTTCGCCCGCGGCAGGCATCGAGACGAAAAACGGCGCCAGCGGATCAGCCTTGGCGGGTGGCCACCACAGGCCCGCTCTATCGCGGTCGGCATGGCCCACAACCACCATCGCCTGGGAGTCGATGTCCCATTCCAGGTACTCGACTTCTCCGGCCCCGTAGGCTTTCAGGAACCCGTGCGCAGCCTTCAGCGCCGCGCCCCGCGTTCGGAACGTCACCCCGTTGTCGGTCAGGTCGTAGGCGCGCAGCACCGCCTTCACCTTCGCTTCGAAGGCCGCATCCGGCCAGTCGTAGAAGTCGCCGTACTGGCGGTGCGAAACCCTGACGCCCACCGGATTGTCACCGGCATCCATGTGGATCGCCCAGCGGTCGTCGCGCACCTCGCACGTCGTTATGCAGAGGTTCATGCGGTGGGTTGGCGGCGCGTTCACAGTTTGCATTCGGAGCTCCCTTCGCCCGTGGCGATCTTGGCGCGGAGGGGCTGGACGACGTTCTGACACGGACAATAGTCGTCCGATCCACGGCACCCGCAGAGCGCGCCTTGGGCCTTCTTCTCGGCCTCCGTGGGGCATCTGTCGGCTTCTCGGTCGGCCTCGGCGTCGTCAATCTGCGCCTTGGCCTCCTCTAGGCTGGCGGCATGGCCGCATCGGCTGTCGTTCGCGTCCGGCGCGCCGTCGAAGTCGTCGTGCCAGAAGTGCCAGTCACAGGTGCGAACGGGGATGGGTGGCGGGTCGTAGCTGATCCACCAGCCGCGATAGGCCGTCTTGCGCTCCACCCGCGCCAGGAGATCGGGGATGGGAGATGCGGCGGTCATGGGTGGGCTCCGTCACTCGGCACCGGTCCAGCGGTGAGGATTTCGTGATTGCGCGTGCGTAGGAACGGCACGCAGTCGGACCCCTCGTGCTCCGCCGCCTCGCTGGACCGCGCCTCGATGATCTGGAAGCGCTCGCCTGGCTGAAGCTCACGAAGCCCCTCGCGGATCGCGTCTTCACGGGTGGCGCAATCACATGCGAGGTCATAGGTCCGCTCGCCGGGCACGCCGGCCCACCAACTCCACGGGCTCATGGGCGGGCTCCGGTGGCGGCTGAGATGGCGGCTTCGATCCGTTCGGCCAGTTCCCGGTTCACCTCGGCCTTTGCATCGGCCTCGGGCGTGCCCTTGGCGCGATGCTGCTGTTCATAGAAGCGGAACTGAGCGGCGGACACGCGGGCGAGAGCCAGCAAGTCAGGCGCGCTGGCGATCAGGCAGGCGTTGGCGGCCCACGGGTCCGTCTTTGCGGTGCGGTGGCGAGACAGGGTTTCGTCATCTCGCGCGGCTGGGTCCTTCGCCTGCGCGATGAACCCGCCTTCCGCGTCGGTGACCCATCCCCAGTCGTAGGGCATTCCCGTGCGATATGCCCAAGGCCCAGGCGTATGCCCGCCCTCCCGTACATCGGGGGTGTTGGTGGGGGTCGGCATCAGAGGCCCTTTCCGTCGTCTTGGGGGTTGGCCGCCCGGTCTTCGAGGGGGTGGAGGAACAGCGGGACCGCGATCAGCGTCCGCCAGCGGTTGGAGTGGTTCTCTGCACCCACGCGCGCCGAAACCTCGTGCCGGTAGCAGCGGTGATCGACCTTGCCAGTGGCGGGATTGAACAGCGCCCACGCAATAGGCTCCACGGCCTGTTGGATTGGCTGGGTCATGGGGCGACAGGGGCGTGGACGACCGGCTTGCCGGAGCCGATGCTGGGGCGGGCGAGATTGGGCCGCTTGGCGAGCCAGTCTTGGACGAACCAAAGCTGCCCGCATCCGCCGCCTATGGTGTCCTGCCCTGCCGGATCGAAAACCCGCACATCATAGCCGCAGGCCACCAGCATCCCTCCGAAGTCGGTTGCGAGACTGCGTTGATGGTCGTTGGTCGCGGGTAGCCCTTCGTTGCGTTCGCAGACCACGGAGACGGTGGCGCACCAGACGCGCGGGTCGAAAAGGACCAGCAGTCGGCGCGCGTCCTCCGGCGTGCTGTTTCCGTCGTGAGCGCAGTAGTTGAAGAAGGGGTGTCGGCCCGTCGCCGCGAACCACGCCTCGCCTTCCGTTGCGATCTCGGCCAGGGTCAGTTTGGCCTTGAACGGGATCAGCGCGTTTCGCGCCTCGTCGCTGCTCTCGTGAACGCTGAATTGCAGGCCGACTGTCGGAACCTCGACAGAAAGGGCCTGAACGGCCCCGTAGTCGGTGCGCGGAGCCGATGTTGAAATCAGCAGCGCGGCGTTTGGGTAGGCCTCGTAGAGCCTCCGGATCGCCGGATCGAGGGCCTTCATATTGAGGAGCGGCTCGCCCATCGACATGAACATTATTTGCAGACGGCCCATCTGATGGGGCAGAACGTCCTCGGCGATCAGCGCAGCATCGAGGCAATACCTTGCCTGGGCGATAATCTCGTCTTCGGTCAGGCTACGAACGAATGCATCGCCAGCGCCGCAGAACCTACAACCCACCGGGCAACCACTCTGCGTCGAGATGCAGATGACGGTGCGCTCGCGATAGGTCGGATAGCGGTACAGGACGCCCTCGGCGACCGCTGTGGGGTTCTCGAAAACAAACTTTGTGACGCGCTCGGCCTCATCCTCGACGCGCTTGATTTCAGACCATATGGCCATCACAGGCCCTTTCCTTGGTTAGCCGGGTGTCCGGGTGTTTGAGGCGCCAATTCCCGCGCCCACGTGATCAGGCTGTTGACGGTGTCGTTCGCGTCGTCGCCGGACATGCCGTCTTCCAGCTCGTCCTCGTGGGGGAGGCGAGCGACGGAGGCGACGAAGGCCGAAGCCCCCTCCCATCGCGAGTGCGCCGCGGCGCAGCCCCACGCGGTTTCCTCGTCCCCGGCGTGCATCGTGTAGCCGTCAGCCGCGCGCATGACCCAGCGCGCGCCAGAGCCGGTGACGGTGTAGCCAAGGCCGGCCAGGCGCTTGCGGTCGGAGGGGGTCATGCTGCCTCCTCGGTCATGCAGGCGCTTAGGCGCTTCTGAGCGATGTCGAAAAACGCGGCGTTATTCTCGATCCCGACAAAGCTGCGTCCCGCAGCGAGGGCTGCGACACCCGTCGTTCCTGACCCCATGCAGTTGTCGAGAACGACAGCGCCGACTTCGGTGTAGGTCCGGATCAGATAGTCGCAGAGGGCGACGGGTTTCTGGGTCGGGTGGAGTTTGGAACGCTGTTTGTCGCTAGCGAAGGTCAGGACGCTGCGTGGATAGCGCTCGGTGCTGTCGTAGACCTTGCCGTCAAGATTTTGCTTGCCGTAGACGGGTGAGCCGTCACCCCATTGCGCTGCAACCTTGCGAACGTGACCTGTCGTCTTGATTGGGTTGTAAATCGGCGCGCGACCATAGAACACCAGCACGTTTTCGTGCGCCTTCATGGGCATCTTCTTGGCGTTCAGATGGCCCGTCGCGTGGGTCTTCTCCCAGATCCATTCGTACCTAAGCTGGTTCAGGTTGCTGGCGCCCAACACCTTGTCGAACGGCGTCTGAGCGAACAAAACCACTGCTCCCCTGCAGATGCGGCGATACTCTTTCCACAGGCGATCCAGCGGCAGTTTGCTATCCCAAGCGCACCGTGTCGTGCCGTAGGGAAGGTCGGCCAGGACCATGTCCACAGACTGGTCCTGCATCGTCGGAAAGACGTCGAAACAATCCGCGAAATGCAAGGTGGCAGGCATCTACTCCCCCGCCTCCCGAGCAAGATCGGCAGCGCGGAGGAGGGCGCGGACAAAGTCGCCGTCGTTCCCGTGCATGGTCTTTTCGGCGATGCGGAACTTGCCCTTGTGGGGCCACCAGTCGGCGACCAGCTTTCCAGCCTTGCGGACCTGCCAGTGGTGGAAGTCGCAGGCCCGAAGCTCGCCGAACGCCTCGACCTTGGCGCGCAGCTTCTTCGTCACGCTGAAGCGCGTGGGGCCGTCATAAGCTTGGCGCGCACCACGGTTGGCGCGACGGCGATCGCGCGGGCTGTCCAGGCCGGCACAGCGCCATGCGGCGGCTTCGGCGGCGGTCATCGGCCACCCAGGGCCGTCCTCGCCGTCGAAATTGAACTCACCCGTCTCCGGGTCCATCGTCCCGTCGAGCATCATGTCGGCGATTTCGCCCATTACTGAATCCCCGGTGGCGTGATCTTGGCTGCGGCTTGGGTGAGGATGGTGGAGGGGGTCATCACCAATTCCCTCCGTTCGGATTGTCGATGTCGCCGTCCAACGGCTGGGCAAGCCTCCGCTTCTGCGCGACGCCCAGATGGTCCAGCATGGCGATGCGGGCGCCCTGGCGGCGGATGATCGAGAGCGGCCAGGACCCGAAGTCCAGGGACCGGATATGCAGGTCCACGCGGGCCTCGATGTCGGAGGCCGGGGTGGGGCGGAAACGGGCCATGGAGGCCGCGACGTCTTCAGGGGTCATTCGGCTTCGTCCATTTCCTGCGCATACCGGCGCGCGGCTTCATGGGTCAGGAGGAGGGTGGGCTTTCCGGGCATGGTGATCTCCACGCCTTCGCGGACGGACCGGAGCCGGGCGCTGCGGTAGCCCTTGAGGGTCGAGAGCGCGTTGGCCATGTCCACGGCCATTTCGATCAGCGGGTTCATGCGGTCCTCCGAGAAGGGATGAACCGGCGGATCACCTCGCGACCGTCGAACCCGGCGCGGAAGGCGTGGAACAGGGCGGCGCAGTAGTCGGCGGCGTCGATGCCCAGGCGATCCCAAAACGCCTTCTGGCCCTTGTCGCAGGCGTTGGGCGCGAGCTGATGGTGCCAGCGGCAGAGCGGGCAGGAGTTGCGGTCATGGCCGCGCACGCCCTTCTTCCAGCCATCCACCCGCTGGTGGGCGACCTCGATGGGGTTGCGTTCACCTTGGAGTTGGGCCGCCGATGGGGCGCCCAGCATCTCGCAGGCGATGCAGGTCAGGCCGCTGTCGTGCTGCCACGACATGAAGGCGGGGTCGGTCTCCCGGCCGCCCTTGGGCTTGGCGCGCTGGTGATCGACACGAGCCGGTCGGCTGACCTTCTCGGCCTTGCGGGTGACGCGGCGCTCATCGGCGAGCGCGCGCTTGGCCGACGCCAAGGCGGCCCGCTTGTCCGCGTCGATCTTCCGGAGGACTTCTCGGGTCTCTGCGTCGAGGCGGAGCATCAGGCGGCCTCGGCGCGAGAGTTATTAGCTCCCGCGCCGCCCTGGGCTGCTTCCGTTGTCTCTTTGGGGTCGCTCCAGATAACGCCGTGTTCGTCGCCCCACTGGAGCATGTACGTCAGAAGGTCAGCCATCTCCTCGACGGTCATGTCCGACGTATGCAGCCCGAGAAGCATGATCCCGCCCTCAAGGCCGGGCACGGCGCGAACGCCGCCACCAGCGACCTTCACGGCGCCGGTGAACATGTCTTTCCACTCTTCCTCGGTCAGTTTCTCACCGTTCCAGGTCGCCTGGTCGGCCACGTCGGTAAGCATCGGCCAGAGCTTGGAGTTCTGCTTCAGCGTCCGCACCGGCCCCCTGATCTCGACCCGCGAGTATTGGGGCAGGGTCGCCACTTCCTTGGCGACCTTGAGGCGCTGTTCCGGCGTGTAGAGAGTGAAGGCCCGGCGGCTCATAGCGGCGCACCCGCGGCTTGCTGATCGTCGCGCCAGGGAAAGGCACGCAACACGGCGCGGGCCAACTGGCGGGCCTCGTCCAGGCTGAGGGGGCGGTTGTCGTCCATCACGCGACCCGCCGGTCTTCGACGGCCTCGATGCCCGGAACCTGACGCTTGCCAGCGCGCACGTCCTGATCGGCGAGGGTCTGGATGGCGGCGATGATCTCGGGCGGCCAGTCCTGGATGTAGTGGAGCAGCGCCGCTTTCCGGTCGACAATCTTGGCCGACCAGAACGACTTGAGCCCCTGCGCCCGGCCATCGCCGCGCACATGCACCTTGGCGGTTTCCGCGCGCTTGGCGTCGTTCGCGGCCAGGGTGGCGGCGGTGATCAACTCCTCGGCGGCTTCCTTGGCCTCAAGGTCGCCGGAGGCTTCACGGGCGGCCTGGGCGGCCTCTTCCAGCTTCCTCGCGGCCTCCTCCCGCAGGCGCTTGGCCTCGGCGTCCTGCTCCGCTTCCTTGCGGCGCAGGTAGAGCGTCAGAGCCTCGTTGAGGGTAGCGATGGCCAGGACCGTCTTTCCGCGCACCGCCTTGGTGTCGGAAATCAGGGGCGCGTACTTCGCCTGCACCGCCGCCTTGCCGTCGTCGAACGGCTTGTTCTCCTCGACCCGCGCCGCGTCCGCCGCCTTGTGGGCCTTGGCGAAGTCGTCTTTGAGGCGCTTGATCGTTTCGGCCTGGTCTTCGGTCGTGACCTCCGAGCCGGTCAGCCAGGGCTTGGCCTCCTCGTACAGGTCGTCGATGTGGGCCTTGATGGCGTCGTATGGTGTCGGTTCGGGCGGGTTGTTTCCGCCGATCCCCAAGCGCTCGACGTCAGCCGCGAGTTCGGCGGTCGCGCTCACAGGCCACCGCCGAAGGCTTGCGCGCCTTGCTCTTCGTACTCGTCCGCCAGTTCGCCCAGGCGGACCGCCATGGCGTCGATTTCGGCTTGGCGCAGGCTCTTGCCGTCCAGGTCTTCACGCGGGGGATAGTCGCGCTGGAGCTTGGCAAAGGCGGCGGCGAGGTTGTGCGGGTTCATGTCCGCAATGACCTTCGGGCCGGTGGAGGAGTTGTAGGTCGTGGTCATGTTCTGTATTCCTCAAAGAATTGGCGAAGCTCTTCGGAGGAGCGCGCGGCTCGCGCCCATTTTCCGCGCAAGGCGATCCCGTCGTGGGCGAGGTGCAGTGTGCTGCTGGATTCAGCCACTTCACCGCAGAGAAGCAGCGCCTTGTGGACGCCGGGGTTCTCGTCACGATTGGTTAAGGCTAGGCAGACGAAGTAATCTGCCGCACCCCGCTGTTTGCGGAGCGACCACACCCAATTGATGACCCCCGTCTTCGTCCGTCGAGGCCGGGACGTCTTCACGTCGATCCGGAGACCGCTCACGATGAAATCGACTTTCGATTGAAACTCGACGTCGTTCTGATCTTCAGCCCACGGGATGACGCGCTTGAACCAACGCTCGCCCCTCGCGCCAGTCTTGTCGGTGGCGGAGCCATATTGCGCCTTATCGCCAGTGACCGGTTCGCCTGAGCGCTGTAGCCGCCAGTAGACGGTCGACAGCGGCACGCCGAGTTCGGCGGACACCAGCTTGGTGTTTTTCAGCCGGCGATAGGAATCGATGATGGCTTCTGAGGATGCGCCCATCAGAAGGGCACCTCTTCAGGATCGATGCCGAAATCTTCCTTCGGCGGCAGGGCGAACTTGTTGAGCAGGGCCTCGCCCAAGGCCTCGATTTCCGCTGAGCGCTCGGGCAGCTTGTCGTCGAGATCGGCGCGCAGGCTGGCGGCCAGGGCTAAAGCCTTCGTGACGCCATCCAGGGTCGTTTGGCTGTTGAGGGCGCGCTCAAGGCGGTCCGCGCGCTCGGTGAGCGTCGGCGGCTTTGGAGCGTCGGCGCCCTTCGTGGTTTTCGGCGCGGTCGCCTTGCTCTGCGGCTTCGGATCGCCGGAGCCATTGTCATCGTCCGGGTCGGAGACGTGGAGATCGCCCTTGTGCCAGAGGTCCAGGGCGGCCCCGAAACGCATAGCGGCGTTGCGCAGGGCGTCGCCGATGGTCTCCTTGACCGCATCGCCCCCGGACTTGCCGTCAGGATGGCCGAAGCCGTAGCGCGAGACGCCGGCCACGGTGAGCTTGATCCACATGCCGCCGGGGGTCACCGGGAGGCCATGGCTGGCCGGATCGGCGACTGGCTCCCAGGCCCACGCCGGATCGCAGTCGAGGAGCCGATCCGTCAGGGCCGCGTGGCCGACATAGTCGAGGTGGACGGCGGGCAGGCCGTGATAGCCGCCGCACTCCGAGCACTTGCCTTTCGGGGAGTCCTTTTTGTACGGCTTGGGGAGCTTGCTGATCTGGTTGGGCAAGAACGGCTCGCGCAGCTTGGCGAGGGGGTCCAGAGCCTCGACGGCCTGATCGGCGCGAAGTTTCACAGGCGCGTTCATTGACCCGCCCCCCAAAGCACCGCGGCGATCACGCCGAGGAACGAGACCAGGCCGACGAACTCCGCCCCGATCCGAGCAATGCGGAGCCAGTTCACCCGCCGACGATGGGTCGTGAAGGCCACGCCCGGCGGCTTGTAGAAGGGCGCCAAGGCCCTAGGATCAGTGATGGACGTCATTCCGCCCCCCCTGCTGCGATGGTGGGTTGATGCTCACGAGCGGCGAGGCGCGGGATGGTCCCGACGTTGATCCTGGCCAGCGTGTCGAACAGGGCCGCGCCCAGGGCGCCGTTGACGACGCTGGCGGGACCGTTGTCGGTGTCGGCGGCGAAGCACCGCTCCGCCAGCGCCTCGACGTCCTCGTAAAGGGACAAGGCTTTGATGGTGGGGGCGTCCATCACGACACCGCCACCAGCTTGCCGCCAGCCGCCCGGTACTGGACGTTCGGCTCAAGGCCGTCCTGGCCCACAATGCCGCTGGCGACGGAGAGGATCGGGCCATCCCATGTGGCGCGCTCGACGGCGAACAGGGCATTTCCGAGAGCGCCGCTGACGGCTCCGAGATAACCCGAAGCCATCGCCGCACCCTGGTAGCCGGTGGCGGAGGCCGCACCCTGGTAGCCGGTGGCGGAGGCCGCACCCTGGTAGCCGGTGGCGGAGGCCGCACCCTGGT